TGACGGAAGAAATGTTTCAGGCGATCATGGACCGGTTCGAAAAGCTAGAAGGGACCATAGAACTCTATATGAATCCCTCAAAGTTACTTTCAATCAATAAGAAAGCTATGATCTTAAAAGAGGCAATAGCCACAGGAGACAAGGCTAAAATCAAAGCAGCACTAAGGAGGATAAACGGAAAATGAAAAATTTTAAAGAAGCATTGATCAGCTGTATATCTGCGGGCCTAATGATGGCCATGGTAGCGGGGTATTTTTACGTCGCCCTCCAACATATTTGCGAATAACATAGGAGGAAAACGTGCCAAAAATAGAAATAAAATCAATATCAGGGAAAGTTTTATACAGCAGCGAAGCACTTGGTCTTAGGGAGTGCCTGAAAAACGCTGTTAAAGATATGGCCGATCTCAGTGGTGCCTATCTCAGTGGTGCCTATCTCCGTGGTGCCGATCTCAGTGGTGCCGATCTCAGTGGTGCCTATCTCAGTGGTGCCGATCTCCGTGGTGCCGATCTCAGTGGTGCCTATCTCAGTGGTGCCGATCTCGGTGGTGCCGATCTCAGTGGTGCCGATCTCAGTGGTGCCTATCTCCGTGGTGATATAAAAATCCAAAAACAACCAATCCCAATAGACGCAATCAAATACCACGTAACAATCTGGGACAACCATATACAGATAGGTTGTGAGTTCCATAGTATTGCAGACTGGTTCAGTTTTGATAAACGACGCATTACTTCGATGGACGGTCCCACAGCGTTAAAATGGTGGGAGAAGTGGAAGAAACCTTTGAAAAATATCTGCAAGGCCGAGGGGAGAACGTGAGCAAGTCGAGAATAATTTGTAAGGTCGGCGAAATCGTCAAGCACAAAGGGAAAAAATATTTTGTATCGCAGGTAGTCTCCCAAGGAATAGCGGCCAGGATATTAAAGCCAAAAGGCAATACAAAGGGACGGACAATCCCCGAAGAGAAAGCATGTATCGTCGGAAATAGGATGGACTTTGACGGGTCGCAACTCTTTCGTACAAATATCTACATCGGGACTCGATGGAAGTAACCACCAAGTAGTAAACCTCAACACAAGGGAGTTTCTAATGTTCCATAACACAACGAACAAAACGAATACAGCTTTGTCCGAAGCAAAGGAAGCCGCAGGTAGGCAGGAAGTTATCGTGTTGGATTTTTTCAACCGACAACACGGATCGGATTACACCCCCTTTGAAGTTCACGATAAGTGTTTCTCGGACGACACGCCTGTAACCAGCATCAGGAGAGCAATAACCAACCTCACTGATGACGGGAAGCTCATTAAAACGCTTTCTAAACGTGTTGGACCTTACGGTCGCAAATGTTTTACGTGGGTAATAGCGTCATTAAAAAAGGAGACAGTTGAATGTTGACAATCGGGATAGATCCCGGTCTAGGCGGTGGTATCGCCGGACTATGGGGCAAAGAAGTCATTGCAATAAAAGATATGCCTGTCATGGAAAAATCGTATGGCAAAGGCAATCAAGTTAATCCTGTTGGACTGGCGTCGATTCTCATGGAAATGAGAGTACCGGGCAAGCCGGTAAGGGTAATCATTGAGCAAGTAGGCGCCATGCCTAAACAGGGTGTTTCTTCAATGTTCAGTTTCGGCGACAGTTTCGGGGTTCTCCGGGGCGTATGCGGCGCACTGCAGTACAGCATGTCATTTGTAATTCCCCAAACTTGGCAGAAACGGGCCGGGTTGATCGGGGAGAGTAAAGACGCAGGGCGGATCCTGGCAATTGAAAGGCACCCGGAAATGTACGGATTTTTAAAAAGGAAAAAAGATAACGGTCGTGCGGACGCGATACTGATAGCAGAATTTGGCATTAATTAAAAACTCCCCCAATCGGCTGCAACCAATCGGGGGAGCAAAGTGAAGCAGAAGACAACTTAATAGTAACAAGGAAACCCAAAAATGAAAAGCAAAAGTGAGATTGAAGCATTTGCCGATTGTATCAAAAGGGCAAGTGGGGCGTATATTGATTTGGCTAGAGCCCAGACGGATTGCAACATACTTGTCGACGCAGAACTTGACCTACTCGCCAATGAATGCGACCGTCTGACGACAGTAGATAAGGCCAGCATTAAGAAAATAGCAAAAGCCTTAGCATCAGATAAAGCCGACGCCATTAAGAGAGAATCAAAATCGCTGGCTAACATTGTAGCTGACTTTTTCAACGCACCGGAAATTTCATGGGAGGTCGAATAACCATGGTAGATTTCATAAAATCAGACCTCGAAGACCTGTGTATTGATCTTGAACGCTTACTGGCGGAAGAAAAACGCCTATCAGCAATTAGGATCGACAAGCAAAACCAGATAGTAAAATTGGTTTCAACGAAACTAGAAGGAACCGACAGCGTACAATCCCCCAGTTACAAGGTGACGGTATCCAACAAACTCACCCGGAAGCTCAATTATCAGGAGTATCTGAAAGTCGAGGGAGAAATGCCGATTTCGTGTGTGGACATGAAGCCTGTTCTCGATCTTCGCAAGGTCCGGATGCTTGAAGAACTCGATGATTCATTTACTTCCACATTCATAACAACCAAGCCGGCTAAGGCTGCAGTGAAAATCGAACGCAAACCACAGGAGTAACCCGAGTAATGGAAATTCTAAAAACAAAAAAGGATAAGCCGCCCAGGGTCTTAATACATGCAGACCACGGCGTAGGTAAATCTTCCCTTGGTGCGGCTGCACCTAATCCGCTTTTTATCCAAACTGAGGACGGGCTGGACAACATAAGCACAAACGCCCTGCCCATGTGCGAGAGTTACAACATGCTACTTAGCCAGTTGGCAGAAGTTATCAATGAAGACCATGATTTTAAAACACTGGTAATTGATTCCCTGGATTGGGCTGAAAGGCTCGTCAACAAGCATGTTTGTAAAGAAGCTAACAAGGGCTCTATCTCTGATTTTGGCTACGGAGAAGGGTATCAAAAAGTAAACGATTGTTTCGGTGAGATTATCAAAGCACTGGACTACATCCGGGAAAGTCGGGGGATGGTTGTAATCCTGATCGCCCACAGCCAAGTCAAAACGTACAAAAACCCGCTTGGCTCTGACTATGACCGGCATCAGATCAAGCTCAGAGATAAGAACGCTGAATTGTTCCTGGAATGGGTAGACATCGCCGGGTTCATGCACTTTCAGACTTTTGTAAAAAAAGAAGAAAAGGGAGGTTTTCAGAAAGAAACCACAAAGGCGATAGGAGGAACAGAACGAATTTTGTCATGTTCCCCTTCGGCTGCTTATGTGGCCAAGAACAGATACGACATTACAACAGATATCCAGCTTCCGACAGCAATCGACGGCTGGAAAAATTTAGTTACAGCAATCAAAGGAGAAGTAACCAATGGCTGATTTAACACCTCTAGGATTTAACCCTGCAGAAGTAGAAGATTTAGGCGACGGATTTAAAGTTCTTCCCCCAGGGATTTACACCGTGATCATCGTAGATAGCAAAGTCGCAGATACCAAGTCAGGCGACGGCAAGATGCTGTTATTGACGTACCAAATAATCGAGGGAAAAAACATCAGCGATACCGTCCTGGATCGCCTGAACATCCTCAATCCTTCACCAAAAGCCCAGGCGATAGGGCTATCACAGTTGAAAAATATTTGTGATGCTGTGGGCCATGTAGGGAACCTTGCTGATTCTGATATTCTGCATGGGAAACCATTGTCTGTAAAAATTGGTATTGAGCCTTTTACGAATAATGAAGGAAAGGTTCTTGAGTCAAATAGGGTAGAAAAGCGAATGAAGAAGCAAGCAGCGCAACAGGGTGAAATGCCACCACCACCAGAGGCAGCTTCCCAATCTGCAGCAAGTGGCGAACAAGCCTCTATGCCTTGGGGTTGATATGGCTGACCTCTCATTCATAGAGGACAACTACCAGGGGTCGGTTGAAGCAATCGACCTTTGGTACGAGGCCCAGGATAAACAACGGGGCTACCTTGGTCTTTCAGCTTGCGGCGACAAATGTAAACGAAAACTTTGGTATGTCCATAACGGCTTTTTTGGGAAACCTTTCGAGGGTCGGTTACTCAGGCTTTTCCAACTTGGTAATCTGCTTGAGGACCAAGTTGTAGCTGATTGCCGGGCGACGGGTTTTTTTATCCGCCAACAACAAAGAGAAGTCGTTTTCACCCAGGACGGCGTAACACTCAAAGGGCATATAGACGGCATTATCGAGGGCATTGAAGAGTCTCCGGTAACTCCGCACTTGTTCGAGTGTAAAAGCTGCAACCGTAAGCGGTTTGATGACTTGCTCAAGAAAATAAAAACCCTTGATAAGTGGGATGTGTACCGGGCTTGGAGCGAAACGTATTACTGGCAGGTCCAGGTTTATATGCTCGGGCTAAAACTCAAACGGGCTGCAGCATTTATTTACTGCAAAGATACCTCCCGCCTAAAAATGGTGAGGATCAAGCTGGACAGGCCCGGAACAATGAAAAAACTTCAAACGGTTTTTGAGGCCATTACTTCACCGATTGAACCAGATAGAGCGTGTCCACGAAGGGATTACTTCGAAGCGAAATGGTGCGATTATTACGACCGGTGTTTCGGGATCCGCAAAGCCTCAAGCTTATTAGCCGGCAGTACACCGCCATGGCTACATAAAAAATAGACAGGGAAAAATACAATGAACGATAAAGAAATAAACACAGAAGATATTGACGAGATTGCAGAAGAAAACTGCAGCCCGGACACAGATACCGAAACTCCAAAAAAAGATATGCCGACCTACGAACAGATGGTCCAGGTCGCTTGCGGTATGATGATGGCAACTCTAAGCGAAGCAAACAAGACTTACGATCCCGTCTTCAACAGTAGCTCAGAAGCTCACGGAGTTATCCGGAAGCAATTTTTGAAGCTCGAAGAAATGCTAATAACGTCAAAAATTGTGCATGGATCCGCTCTTGACCAATATACAGTCATTAACAACGACGATCTTAAAGATGCCTATATCCGGCTTGCAACAATGTGTATCAAGGGGCTTCTTTCAAATTGCAATATCCTTCCCGAGTGCGAGAAGGCCAGCGAACATCTACGACAACAGCAGGTAGTAGCAAACCTGATGCGGGGTGTTGACGACCACGCAGAGGAACCAACAATCTAAACCAATCAACCAACAATCAACAGCCTAAAACTACCAACAATATAAGGTACAATAATATGCTTACTGACTTAATAACAGCGATAGATAAAGACACAGACGAAAAAACAAGCGGGTTTTTTATAAACCTCAACGACCCTTTCGCCGCAACAGCTATAGCCACCTACGCCAAATTACACGTTATGATGAAAACAGGAGCCGACACAGTAAGGCACTATGAGGAAATAGCGGATCTAGTGGCAAAAGAAACTCCCCCAATAGATCCTAAAGCTCTGACACAAGGTTTCCTGGACTTCGTAGAACTCATGCTGAAAAAAAATGCTGAAAAAGAGGAAGAGAAAACACAGCCAGATAAATACCGCAGCCATAAGGAAGTAACCGCATATAAAATCCTAGATGTTATCAGAATTATCGACGGGACCGGAAAATTACTCCTGGCGAAGTCGACCGAAGACGATCACCAAATAAGGGTATCAAATGGTTTTATGATCAAACACCGCCCCCAGGTGGGCGGCTATTACGTAATATATACAGACGGGTATAAATCATATTCGCCGGCTTGTGTATTTGAGGAAGGATACACAGAAATCTAATACCTTTTCCCTGGTGGGTATCTTCTGCCAGGGAAAAAAGGAATCATCATGCCAATATTGACCCCAAGAGAGAGAGAAATCTTAACCGATAGGTCGACAGATTTTACCAGAGCCGAGCATCGTATAGCTGTGAAAAAGCTAAAAACTTTCCAGGAAAGCGTCACCAGTAAAGGCCATGAGGTAGCTATCCGGGGACTAATGCCGGCAGCGGAACAAATAGCGAAAAACGCAGAAGCGAAAGGAAGATCCTTTGACCTGGTTTTCCACAGAGAAATGAATCGCCGGGCTAAAGCTGCCGGGCTGAGAGTATGACGATGGAATTACGTGGATATCAGATCCGTACCTTAAACCAGGTATGGGACGCAATGGGGGTTAAGCAGAATATCCTTATAACCGCCCCATGCTCTGCAGGAAAGACGATTATCTTTTCTAAAATCATTCAACGGCTATTAAAAGAAAACGAGAATTTTCGCACAATGATACTGGTGGACCGTGAAATATTGGTCAACCAATCGAAAGAAAAACTCGAAATGGTAGCCCCGGAACTCGTCGGCAAAATCGGCATTGTGTGCGCCTCAGTATCAAGCGTTAAAACATTCGATGCTCCGGTAACAATCGCCAGCAGGCAATCACTCACCAACAACCTTAACAGTTTTCCCCCGGTACATTTGATCATAGTGGATGAAGTGCATCTTATGGCTATTCCTCATTTAGATAAAATATACCAGGACCAATGGAGCCAGATTATAAAAAAACTCCAGGAGTATAACCCTTATGTCCGTTTAGTTGGATGTACAGCAAGCCCCTACAGGCTCGGCAGCAATGGCGGGTACATCTATGGCACTCGGAACAAAGAGGAAGCCTTGCCTTATTTTGAGGATCTTGATGCCAGGATAACGACAAAAGAACTATTGGCAGGCGGGTTTATTTCACCGCTTACCGGAATGGCTGCAATCAATACCAGCTACCAGGAAGATATTTCCAACATTACGATGATCGCCGGGGAATTTAACCTCGGCCAAATTTCCGCAATGATGTGTAAGCCAGTACATATACAATCCTGTGTGGACGCCTGGCACGAATACGCAGCAGACAGGAAAAAAACTTTAGTGTTTTGTACCAGCATTGAACACGCTGAACAGGTAGCCCAGGCGTTCCAGGACAGAGGTGTATCCGCCTGTGCTATTCACTCAAAACTAACGCCGCTGGAAAATACTTCCAGGATGCAGGCGTTAGTCAATGGGACAAATAGAGTTTTTACCAGCGTTGCCAAGCTCACCACAGGCATGGACGTATCAGACATTGATACAATCATCATGGCTCGGCCAACAAAAAGCACAGCACTTTATCAGCAATGTATAGGGCGAGGTCAACGCCTGGCGGAAGGTAAGACGGAGTGTCTGGTTATTGACCTGACAGGATGCACAACCGAGTTTGGTACGGATATGGATAATCTTAATGTGCAGGTGCCTAGATCGTCCGAAGGTGGCGAGGCTCCGATTAAGATATGTCCTGGCTCCAATGCTGACGGCTCTATATGTGGCCAGGCGGTACATGCCTCGCTGAAATACTGTCCTTATTGCCTTTATGAATTTCCAGTAACCGCAGAAGTCGAGGCGGCCATGGGACTTATGAAGAAGGTCGAATTTAATAAGCCTCCCGAGCCCGAGGAAATCACCGTTACGCATGTATCTTACCAGGTTCATACCAGCCAAAAATCAGGAAAAGACTTGATTAAGGTCACGTATGAATGTGGATCCTTCACGAGATTTTACGACTGGATATGTCTCCCGGACCATTACACGGGCTTTGCTGTAGAAAAAGCCGAAGCCTGGTGGGAAGAGAGGACAGTTGAGCCATTCCCCGATAACGTCGATCAATTTTTGTTTCTTGTTGATGAAATTATGGAACCGAAAAAAATAGTGGTCCAGAAAAAAGGAAAATACGGGGAAGTGATTGGCTATCTGTTTGATGAATACGGCGACCTGAATACAGATACCAAAGAAGACGATAACGTTTATGACGACGGAATTTCTGAAGACGTCCCGTTTTAAAGGAGAATGACATGAGAGAAGGACACGAAGATTACGAGGACTACAATAAACCGGAACCGGAGCTACTACCATGCCCGTTCTGTGGCAGCACCGGGGGGATAGCTCTACAGCACAGTGATGGTATCTGGCACGTGGGTTGCTGGAATACCCCCTGTGTGTTCAAACCAGGGAGCACTTTTAAATCGGAAGAGGACGCTGTGAAATGGTGGAATATCAGGGGAGGACAACCGGCATGAAATTAGTAAAATTCAAATTGCCTTACAATGAAAAATTGCCTGATAATCCAGGAACTTTCTTCATCAATCCCTCTAAGGTTGTGTCCGTAACACTAAATACCATGGAAGGAACTACTACCATCGAGTTTACCGGAGGCAACAGTCACTTTGTAAACGTTGTCGAGGACATTATCACCACAGTCAGAAAACTGGAACAGGCGAGCCGAGAATGATCACCGAGCCTGAATACAAACTCTGCAAGCGAGGGCATTTAAGAAGCCCGGATAATGTCAAAAAGAGCGGTGGTTGTAAGGAGTGCGAAGGGATAACAAGCCGTATCTATAACCATTCACAGAGAGGTATGGAGAATAGGCGTCGGTGGAACCACTCACCAAAAGGAAAAGAATGGTTCTGTACATACAGTCAATCGCCGCATTTTGGGAAATCACCCCAAAGGCAGGAATATAAAAGAAGAAGTGTCAAATATATGGTTGTCAACATAACAAAATTATATGTGTCACAACTTCTTGACATACCAGTAGCCTTAATAACAGACGATCTTTACCTGAAAAAGCGTGAACAGTTACTTTTATACCGAGCATTAAAAGAGCTTCAACAAACAATCAAAGAACTAAAAGGAAAATCAAAATGAAAAATCAAACAATAACAACTGGCGATGCACGTAAAGTAATCCTGGAAACCATAATAGAACTCAAAAGTGGCAAAATGGATATTAGCAGAGGACTTGCCATTGCAGCCAACATGAAAGGTCTAAACGATAGCCTGCAGGTAGAAGTGAATGTTGCTAAACTTTCTTTAATAGCGGCGAGTGTAGGTAGAGATTTTGGCGAGGTTATGCGTCTTGGTCAAAAACCAATATTTGAGGGCCAACTTATA